GGTACTTGACTTTCAATGCCGTCAATTTTGTCTGCTAGGCCGCGTAGTATTTCTGCGATGTTCATGGTGCTGTCCTTATGCTGTTCTCATTACGACGTTACCATTAACAATCAAAGGTAGCGTACCAGGGCTGACTGTGCCAATCTGTTCCACTGTGACAGTGGCAGGGTTAACGTTGCCCAGGAAAGCAATGTAGTTGTTCAAACCCTGCATGTTGATGTAACGTGTGCTGTTGGCTGCAATGATTGCAGAGTTGGCTGCGCTGGCTGCAACTGCTGCGTTGCCTAGGTTAAAAAATACTGGGTTACCACCAGTAACTACACGCACCTTGGTGCTGCTGATAGGACCAACGCTTTGGCTTGCGCTAGTACTAGTATAAACAATTAATGGGGTTGCCATAAGTAAAAATCCTCATTTTACTTATTTAGCCCAACTGTTATTGTATGGTGTGGTCTTGATCTAACTGGCTGATGTCACGTATGCCCAACATCTTTAAGATCTTAGCGATATTTTTAGGAGCAGCAAAGGGCAACACTTCTGGTAGTACTGCACCCTTTAGATTTCCATCGCGGTCAAATATAAAGCAATAATCGTCGTCTTCTAGATCGTCGCCGTAATCTTGATCCAGCAGTTCATCAACTGCCAATGCCTGTTTACTCATATTTGACTCCAGTGTTGTTATTGTATTTAACAATTATACTTCACTGCTCTGCGTATGTCAACTCGTCCCAATGACTCACTCGCTCGGCGTAGAATATGTGTCCACCTACTCGGTCAATACGTGACTTTTGCTGAGCCCAACTTGGATGAATATGGCGTTCATGAAAATAAAGAGCGTCTCTATATTTGTCACGGTATTCTTCATATCCACCGTCGAGCAGTGTTTGGGCCACATCCAAGCTCGCATCCCAGCGAGTATCGTTTTTGCGAATATTACGAGCATGTTCACATCTCCAACTAAATTGACAAATCGCATGACTTGTCCATACTGTCACGGTCTCACGCACTTGACGAGTCTTCTTGAAGACAACACCCTCTGTTACGGTGTGTGTACGAGTGACCTGATGAGGTACACTCAAGTTGGTGCGTTGATTGACAACGCCACAAATGGTTGTGGGGAAATTTCCACTGCGGCTTCTGTTGATGGTAACAAGGCCAACTGCCGCTTTGCCTTCTTCTGGTTCACTGCCTGCTTCGTAGTAAATGTTACGAGCCAGACATTCGAGGTCTGATTGTTTGCCGACCTCTTTCGCATGACAGGGTGCCAATACTGCCAGGGCGATGATTGATATGATGAGTTGAATCATCTTTTTCATTTCGTCCTCCTTAGGGTAAAATGCCCTTAACTAAAAGGGCATAAGTTTATATAACCAACAGAAAAACAAGTTATATGTGTATATAACGGGTTATCTGCTCAGTTAATGGTAGTTCAGTGTGCCGTTAATGAAAATTATATGCACACATTATCCGTGAATTGCTGCTTCATACTTGTCAAGCGCACCGCTGCTGGAAGGAGCAGTTGCCGCTGCTTGAGCAGCTTTGTCACGTGCAGAATTCATTGCATCAAATGCAGAGCTGGATGCAGCCAGAGCAGCTTTGTAGGCTGCTGTGGCATCTTTGAGTTGTTGAGACAGTCCTGGATCGTTTGAATTTGCATTGAACTCGGCCAGTTTCATTTTGAGAGCATCTTTCAACTGTGCTTTGTTGTTCTCAGCTTGATTGTAGTTGTTTTTTGCATCTACGTAGGTCTGTAGTACACTGTCAAAGTTGGAAGCATTGGCAGCACTCAAGGCCTGGCTGGTATTGCTGACTGTGGGAGTTGGCATGCCAGTGGCCTGTGCTTGTGCAATACTCTTGCCTTCATTCAGTGAGGCCTTGATGGCATCACCAGTCAAGTCTGCGGTTGCAGCACCATTGAACATGTCGTTATGTCCAACCTGCAACTTGTCAACACCAAAGCCATGCAGCTTGGCAGCAAAGCCCATGATCTGAGTCATACCGCCGCTGGCGCTTGGAGGACTGCCCAAGTCAATTCCAGCTAGACTTAGATTGCTGTTTTCTTTGGAGATCTGTGCAGTTGTTGCACTTAAAGCGCCGTTAGCAGTAGATAATGCACCTGCGAGTTGACTATTGCCCACCGCCTGTGCATTGAATGTAGCAGTTGCACTTTGTAGTGCCGTTAATGCAGCACTGACTCCAATGCCACTGGTAATGGCTGCTTGTAGTGCAGACATTGCACTGGATAGCCCTTGTCCAACTGGACTTGATGCAACGCTGCCCAACTGAGCTCCAACTGCTTTGAAACTGTCGGTGTGTACTCCGGACAAGCTGCCCATCATGTCGTTCATAGTGGGATTACCAAACGGACCGCCACCAGTGCCCAACATGGGACTTAGTGCGCTCTTGACACTGGTAGGAATCAGTGTTTCTAAACTGCCAAGATACTGACCAATTTTAGTTTGAGCACCTGACAACAAGTTACTGGCACTGGCCACATCCATGGGCACACCCAAGTTCTTAAAAGTATTGCCTAGATCGCTTAATCCTGCCATGCCTGACCCACTTAGTCCCAGGGCTGATGCAGCACCTGCAGGTAGTATATTTTCTACATGTAGCAGGTCAGCGGCGCTAGTGACGTTGCCCACAGGAGCAGCGCCGGTTTGTTTGATGATCTTTTGCAGATCACTGCCTTGTATGTTGCTGAGAATATTGGTCAGTACGCCAGCAGGAACAGCCATGATGTTCTTGGGATCATAACCGGCAGCACTGATTTGATCATTGATGCCTGTGCTGTCAGCAAGTCCTTGTTTTTGCAAACTGCTGATCAGTCCATTGGGATTTAGTGACGCAGGACTTTTAAAATCAAACAGTGTACCAAAGTTTTTTATACCTCCGGACACACTGTCAAGTCCCGATTTAAGACTGCTACTGGCCAACTGTGCCTGTCCTTTGGCCAAAGCTGCAGGATCCAACAATGGGCCTATGCTGCCAAACGCATCAGTTTTGGCTTTTGCTGCCAATGCACCTAGACCCGGTATGGCACTGGTCAGGCCCATGCTGTTGGTGTCAGTGAAACTTTTCATTCCAACGCCAAGATCGCCAAAACTCTTGTCGCCAAACTGTGTCAAGGCAGCACTGTATTCTGCACTGGCTGATCCAAAGCTGGCAGCGCCACTGTGTAAACTGATAAAAGTTTTAACATCGGGCACCATACTAGAGGCCTGTGCTGTTACTGCGCTGGCCGCCGCGGGTGCGCTAGTAATTGCACTAGGTAGACTGTTTAGTACTGTGCTGAGGCCGGGCACAGTGCCTTCACTACCCTGAAGAGCTGATAGTCCTGTGCTGATTGGATTAGAGGTGGCGGCAGACATGGCAGCAGTCATATCGGGATTGACTCCGATGCCGCCACCGCCCATCATGCCTTGTGCTGCGATTAATACTGTTGGAGTTATTGCCATACTAGTATTTACCCAATGCGAACGTCACTGGCTCCACTATTGATAGTACCCGGTTGATGGCCTCCAGGATTGTGTGGGTGCTTGTCTGTAGTGCTGCCTTTAACTGCAATAGGCTGGCCATTGATTTTGACAGAGTCAATTAGGCCTCCTATAATGGCCACACCATCGTCCATGGTGCTGCCCTGAGTAGCAACGTAAGCACCATCGATACGTACCGAATCAGATACACCACTGGTGATGGTGTAGCCAAAGTCATCGGTGTCGCCTTTACGTGCTGCTGGTTGTCCCATTACTTGATGATCCCTGCAGGTGCTGTCACAATGCCAGTGGTCATCTGTGTATAGTGCGGTTTCAACTCATCTGTGGTCAGTGCTGCCATCATGACATGTTGTGCTTTGAGTGTGACAACTGCTTTGTCTTTGCCGGTCATGAGACTGGGGAACAGGCCCACACCCTTTTGACTTGGTACCACTGTCATGGGATTTGACACTGTATAGTCACCACCATCTACATCATCTACTGTACCAACGATTTCATCGCCGTTTACCAGTTTGAATGTGGTCAAATCGCCCACTTCAATTTTACTTGATTTATTGATTAACATGTTCGCTTTCAAAGTATTTTTTAAGTTCTGTAAATCCACCGATCAGTTTTTCATCTAGAAAGATTTGTGGAACTGTACGTGCCGTGGGCACTGCTTCTAGTAGATCCTCTTTGGTATATCCATCGCCGATCTTGCGTTCTTCAAATGCGATACCTTTTTGTTGTAACAATGCTTTTGCTTGATCGCAAAATGGGCAATGATACTTGCTGTAAACAACTGCTTTCATTATAGTTCTCCTTGTAATAACCAAATTAAATGTTCGTCTCTGTGATGCCAGTAGGTCAATACAACTGGTTCACCAGGGCCTGTTATCAATCGTATACCACGATAATGTTGGCCCAAAATCCATCTGTTACTTATATAGCAACGCCGAGGAACAATGCTAACTATTTTGTTCCAATCAGCAGTGCGTCTATACCGCTCATTATCCATTAGATACTGGGCAACTCGTCGTAATCCAATGCATCGCTCATAACACCGATCACATAGCTAGTCGATTCCGACTCTTGTAGAGCTGTTTGCTTCTTGCTAGTGTCTGTGTGTTTGTTGAACCAGGGAATAGGGGTGGTCTTGGGTGCTGTGGCTTGGTACTTGATACCAATGTCCAGCAATGCACCACGTGCTGTATAGTCCACAAAGTCACATAAGATGTTTGCGTTAAGCCCAATCACGGGACCCTTCTTGAACAGGTAGTGTGCCCAGGCTTTTTCTTCACGGATAACATCCATGTACAATGTGTAGACTTCTTGCTCGCATTCGGCCTTGATGGCTGCAAAGCGTGGATCTTCTTTGATGACTTGGTTAATGAGATAGGCAGTCCAACCCTTGTGCAACAATTCGTCTTGCAGGATCAAGCTGATGATATTACCGTTGCCCATGAATATGCGGTTCTCTACCATGGCCAAGCTCGTAGCAAAGCTCACCATAAAACGGAACGCTTCTAGTGCATAACTGGCGTGTAAGGCCATGTAAATGGCTCGGATATGTTCCTTTTCAGTCACTTCCATGCCTAGTTCTTTGCGGCAGTTAACTTGATGTAGTGCATCATAGTAATCGCCAACGCTGCTTGCCATGTCAACGATCTCTTGTGTGTCGTGAATGGTGTTGAACACTTCTTTGGGCACGTTGTAGATGTTACGAATGATGTGACTGTAACTACGACTGTGAATGTTGGTTTCAAAGAAGGTCCAGTTGTAGACCAAGGCCTCCAATTCAGGCAAGCTGATTACAGGAGCAAACACCTGACTTGGGCCACGTCCTTGCAAACTATCTAGGGCTGTTTGGCGTAGCAGGTTGCTGGTAAAGATGTGTTTGACCGCTTCACTGGCATCTTTGAAATCGCCACTGTCCTTGGTCAGAGACACTTCTTCGGGTACCCAATAGAAGCCACGTGCTGTGGTTTCAAAGTTGGTGATTTTGGGATACTTGACTTCTTCAAAGCGTTGTATGGTAACAGGACCAGCTGGGTCTAGGAACATCTTGCGGCTTAGGTAGTCTGTCTTGGTTGATAAGTTGTATTGCTGTTTGCTCATTTATTTTTTCTCTTTGTTTACGTTTATTTTCTTCTCTGATTTTTGCAGCAATTCGCATTTTTGCCTTTGCTTCATCTGACATTTTCTTGCCTTTTTGGGATACAGACATTTTTGCTTTTATTTCGTCTGACATTGTTTTACCAGCCCAAGGGCCGACTCTACCAGATGATGCCCTAGATAATTTTTCACGAGTTTCATCACTAATCTCTGGTCTATTTTTGGCAGCTTCAGACATTCGTGCTTTTGTTTCTTCACTAAATGTTCTGCCCTTTTGTGCCGCAGACATTCGTGCTTTTGTTTCTTTGGTTCGTTTTTGTCCAGTTCGCTTTAGCGCTGCTTTCTTTTGTATCTCTGGATTTTTACGATTTGGATTATTATCTCCGCACATCGATTCAGCGTATTGTCTTCTTAACCACCCGTACGCTTTGTTTGAGCGTTTTCCATTATTGATCATTGATCCAGAAGTCATATTCATCGCCGCATATAATAATTTTCTATTTCCTGGATGAATTTTACACAATAACAAATGAGCAAGGTAATGTTCTTCTGGACTTAATTCTACAATATTTGTTATTTCATCTGTTCCACCTAAGCATCGAGGGAGTATGTGATGCTTCTCAACATAACCTGCTCTCACGATATTTCTAGACATTAACTTGTCATAAATTTTTATGTAGTTCATTAAAGTTTGCAACTTTCACAGTCGGATTCATCATACAATTCCACTGCCGTTGCGACTTCAATAGTCTTACCAGGATCAACCTCGTGTTTTGCTCCTTGTTTATCTACAAGTGAGTAATAAAAAGTTTTTCCGCCCCAATATAAGAAATTCATTAAGTTCTTGGCGATCAAAGTAGTAGGTATCTTTCTATCTGGGAAATGCCTTGGCGAATAGAATGTATTAGTACTTATGCTTTGGTCAACATATACTTGCAAAACCGCAGCCGTTCTAAGGTATCCATCGCAGTCTGTTTGATCCCACATGAGTTGATACTTGTTCTTTAGTTTAGCATATTCAGGCACAACCTGTACCAATGATCCTGCTTTTGATTCTTTAACACTAATCAACTGCATGGGCATTTCAATACCATTGGTGCTGTTGATAACAACACTGCTAGACTCTACAGGAGCAATGGCCATCTGTGTAGCATTACGCACACCATATGCTCGCATGTTGGCACGTAAGGTTTCCCAGTCTAGTTCTGGTGTGAAGTCGGCCAGTTCGTTAGCACCCTGGGCACGTAGTTCCCATGGGAAAATGCCTTTGCCGTAACGTGTCTGATCGCTGTGTAAACAACGGCCACGTTCTTTGGCCAGCTCTACGCTTGATTCGGTCAAGTAATAAGCCTGATGCTCTGCCCAGGTTTTGACATCATTGAGTGCGTCTCGTTCGCCATACTTGTAGTTGCGTTTGGCGTGCCAGTAAGCAAGGTTCGTAACGCCAATTCCAATCGGACGAATTTCATCGTTGGACAACTTTGATTGTAT